AGAGTTGCGTACAGTAGACGATCAGTTCATCACCGATCTGCGTCATAACGCCGGATCGCGCGTAGGTCGGCGGCAGCGTGACGCGCCCGCGCTCGTCGCCGTCGTCAGAGGTCGAGAATTCGTAGTCGGCGACGGTGAGCGGGACGGGGAATTGCTGATGTGGTTTGGTGATGGCAACGAGCATAATCGTCTCCTTACGCGAACGCGGCGGGCTCGATCCGGCGAGAATAAAAGTACATATCGGCGGATGCGTTAGTGATCATCGAAGCCATCGCGCCACTGAACACCGCAACATAGCGACTGGATATAAGCCCCGGCGAACCGTAGACAGTTCCGTTCGGAGAAATAACGAATGTGCGCGTTTGGGTTATCTGTGGATCGATAATGTAAACATAAGGCAGTGTTGGCGGCGCTATGGCGTTCCAGACGAACACACCGTCAATCGGGATGAGCACGAGCGGCATCACCAGTGTACCCACCGGAACGTTTTGGATTTCGAGCGTCAGCGGAAACGAGAATATGTAGGGCGTGATCAGCGTTGGGGTGTACCACGAGCGATCTCCTGAGATCGTTTCCGCGACTTGCGGTTGTTCGGGCCACGAAACGACATAGCGCGCGTTTGATGGTGGCGTAGATGGACAATGAATCTCAATAAACAAACGGTATACGTCCGGCGGAACGGACGGGGGGATGGTATACGTAATCGTTCCGCTCGTCGCGGAAGTGAAGTTACCGCGCGCCAGCGTTTGCCAGCCCGCGTTCCAACTCTGTATTGTGATCCCACCCGAAACCGACGCCGGACTGATCGCCTGAATGCGACTCGTTCCCGTCGCGCTCCCCAAATCCTCAACTGCCAGCAACACGTTGTAGAGACCCGTCATATTCGACGGAATCCATTGTAGAGGGCTTTTGTAGAGATATCCATCCGGTACGTTCAGCGCAACTACACGTCGCTCGTAAGGTCTAAGTCCCAATACGGATGTTACCGTCTGGTTATAGTTGAGAAACGGATTGACCAACGTCCCCGCCACCCGCGCCCGCACAATGACGCCGGTTGATGTTGTCTCGACGCCCAGCAGTGTAACACTGCCGTCGCGCAGATACGATCGCAGCGTTGCATTACCGGCTGCGTCCTCTACCACGACCAGCGCGCCGCCCGCAATCGCCAAACGATCGTCTTGTCGCCGCTGCGCGTAACTGTGCAGTTCGCGCGCGAGTGTATTCACTGCGTTGAGTGCTTGCTCGCGCGTCGCGCGCCGAAACGCGATCTCGACCGAGAACGGTTGCGGGTCGTAGAGATCGTTCACACGAAACCCGATGCCGGGCGCGTCCTGGTTGCTGGCGTCAACAACGATGTTTGTATTTGCGTCGAAAACAAGCGTTCCGATCTGTCGTACTCGCATTTTATACCCTCCCGAACCGCGCTAACCGCGTGAGGTTATCGATTTCGCTGCGTACCAACGTCGCAACCCGCCGTTCGTCCATTCCCGGCGCGGCGTTGACGGTGATTCCCCCGACGTTGACCGTTGCTGACGCCGGAGGCGGTTGCGTCACCGCGTCGCGCGTTAGCAACGGCAGCGGCGCTAGCCCTTCCGTCAGCCCGCGCAGAATACCCTCTGCGAGCGGTACGCCGACCTCGCGCGCCGCGACGCGCGACGGCGAGCGGATGCCGAGCGCCGCCTTCGCTGCGTCCAGCGCCGCCTTCGCCGCATTTGCCGCCGCCTGCGCCAACCCGCGCGCCGCGCTCTCCACACCGCTGCGTATTCCGTCGATCAGCGCCTCACCCAACGACGGCGCGGCGGCAAGCGCTTGACGGAACGCGGCTTCGAGACGCGGGTAGAGTGTCTGGAACAGAGACGAGAGTGTATTCATCAGATGTTCCGCCGACGCTTTTATTCCGTTCCACAGCGCTTCCGCGACGCCTTTGATCGCCTCCCACGCCGCGTTCCAGTCGCCGCGCAGCGCTGCGGTTCCCGCTTCAAACAACCCGCGCAGCACTGCGAGCGCGGTTTCGGTCAGCGTTTTGATCAGACTCCACGCGAACTGCGCGATGGTGGTAATTTCATTTCCGAAATTCGCCCAAATCCACTGCGCCGCCGCGACCAGCGCTTCAATCGCTGCTTGAACGAACCGCGCCGCTGCGGTGACGACGCCCATAACTCCTTCCCACGTCCGTTTCGCAAACGCGAGAATATCCGCACCGTGGGCGTTCCAGATTTGCACCACCAGCGCGGTTGCAAACTGTATCGCTTGCTGCACCGCTGCAAGCGCGGTCTGCACCGTCGCCTGCACCGCGTTCCACGCCTCCTGCGTAGACGGCGCAAGTGCGGCGCTCAGCGTGTCCCACGCTGCGAAGATCGCAGCCGCAGCAACGGCGACCGTCTGCTGCACACCGTCGGTCGTCACCCCGACCAGCCCGATCTGCGCCGCAAGCGCCGCAACGGGATCGACGGCGCTGAGGATACCCGAAGTCCAGGCGGTAAAGGCGTTGACGCCTTCCGCTGCCGCCGAAACCAATTGCGTAAGGTGCGGCAGCAGCGCGCTGCCGACGGTGATTTGCAGCGTCTCGACCGCCGCGTTAAACTGGTCAAGCGTGTAACTGTACCCTTGCTGCATTATCGCCGCAGCCGCCGCCGCGCCCCCGGCGTCCTTCATTGCCTGCCCCATCTCGTTGTAGCCGGAAGCGCCCGCGCCCGCGATTGCAGCAGCCGCGCGAATGGCGTCTGAACCAAATATCGTGTTCAGCGCCAAAAACTTCTGCTCTTCGCTCAGATTTTTGGTTGCGTTGTGGAGCAGTTCCGCCGCCTTCTCCATCCCGATGAAACTGCCGGTGGCGTCAAAGAATTTTGATTTCCCGTCCTTCGTTGCCAAGCCCAACTTGATCATCATTTCCGTCGCATCTTTCGTCGTCGGGATCAGACGCTGAAGGAACGTTTTCATCGACGTTCCGGCGTCGGCGGCGCTGCTGAACGACGGCGCGATCAGCGCCATCGTCTGAACGGTTTCTTGAAACGACAACCCGGCGACCTTCGCGCTGCCGCCGACGTTCGCCAAACCTAAAGCGAGTTCTTCAACACTCACCGTACTTGAATTCGCCGCAGACGCGAGGAGATCGGCGACGTTCGCGGCGGTTACTCCCGTCTCGCCCCAGACGCCGAGTTGTTTGGCTACTATCGTAGCCGCGTTCGCGAGGTCGAGTTGTGCAGCGGCGGCAAGCGCCAGCGTCGCATCCGTCGCGCCGGTCATCACTTCTTTGACGTTGACGCCACCCTTCAGCAGTTCGGTCATCGCGTCCAGCGCTTGCTGTGCGCTGAACTGCGTTGACGAACCTAACTGAAGCGCTTTCGCTTTTACGTCGTCAAACGACAACCCCGCCTTCGTCAGCGAGTCGCCCGCGACGGCTTGAAACTTGAAGAGCGCGCTCTCAAAGTTCGCCGCAACGTCGATGCTCGTGCGTAGTTGATCTCCAAGCGCAGCAATCCCCGCCGCCGCCAGATTGACCGCCGCCGCGCCGATTTGCCGCAGCGCACCGATCGCCACTTGCTCCAGCGCACCGAACGCGCCGCGCTGCGCGTCTGCGGCTTTACCGACGCCGCGGACATTCTGGGCGACGCGCTCCAACACACCGCTGGCGGCGTCAACTGCGCTCAGTTTGATGACGACATCACTCATCGACGTTTTCGCTGATGCGCCGCGACCAGCGCTTGATGCCGCCGTTCCGCGCGCAGCGCTGCGAGATGCTGCGCGACGCGCTGAAGCGGCAGACGGTCAAGCGCGTCGGGCGGGCAATGGTAGATGTCCCGACACAACACTAACTCTGTGTACGCGGCGGGCAGCGGCGCGAGGTCGAGCAGACCTAACGCCGTCGCCCGCGCTACTCGTTTCCCTCGTCGCCGATGCTGTCGAAGATTTTCTTCAACAACAACGCTGCGGCGGCATACGGTTCGTTGAGTATCTCTTCGCCGTAGGCTTTGATGAGCAGCGTCGCGGCGACCGGCGGGAACGCAATTTTGCGCTCACTCGCGTCCAGAAACTCGTGATACTCGCCGAGGGTGATCTCGCCGACTGCGGGCGTCAGCCCCGCCACGCGCGACCGCACCGCCTCGTCCGGCTCGAAAATCTGCGGCAGCACCCGCTCGTACACGCGCTTAAGCGCGCGTAGCGGGAACCGATCCGCCTGGTCTCCAATCGCCTTCCGCACCAGCCGCGCAACGACCGGCGCGGTCAACTCGTTGTTGAGCACACTTGCGGCTTCACGGATCGTCAGCGCACTGCGGTCGACGCTGATTGCGTCGATGTCGTAAATCTCTGCCGGTTTTTCCATATATTCCTCCCCTTACGATAGATCGGTCGGGTTCGTACCGAGCGCGTACTGTCGCAGAGACGGCGTTCTGACCGTCACCATCGCAACGTAGGGTTCCGGATCGCTTGGGTCGAGTGTGCTCAGTGTGACGTTGGTGATCACCCCCAGCCCAAACGTCGCCCCGCCGTCGTTGCTCGTTGCGTAGGCGCGCGCCTGGCTGACCAACCCGCGCGGCGACCAGCGGACGCCGAGACGCGGGGTTGTGCTCTGGAACTGGTTGAATATTGTGTTCGCAGCAGAACCCGTATCTTCGTTGTATAAAAAAGTCAGTGTCAGTTCGACCGGCTCTCGCTTGCCGACGGTAATTGTCGCGTAGTCGCTTGATCCGCCGACATACGCCTCACCCGACGGGCGCGACAGTTCAACGTCGTCTATTTTGACGGTTGCGTTTGAGACCGCCGTCCAGGTGGTGTTGTTGGTCGATATTTCGACCGCAAAATTACCCGCGTAAAGCCCGGCAATAACTCCAGAGTGTGACATCCGTAACCTCCTACGCCGACGGCGCGCGGATGAGGTGCGCAAAGCGCGTCGTCATCGCAACGCCCTCATACGCCCGCTCGCCGTATCGTACTACGTCCACTATTCCGCTCACGTTGACCAACTGCACGTCGCCGCGCGCGAGCCACGCGAACCGCAGTTGCGCAACGTAGTCTTCGATATAGTCAACCAGCGCCGCCGCCGTATCCGCAACGCCGCGCCCCATCCCGACATCGCGCACGAGCAGCAGATCGTCGATCTCCCACACCGCGCGCATCGAGCGGGTTGGTGTGTACACCCCGCCCTCGACCAGCCGCAGCCCGCCGAGCGCGGGGATGATCCGCACCGGCAGTTCCGCCGCGTCCGCCCAGTTCGATTGCGTTGTCAATCGCCGGACGGGAACGGCGTTGCCGTCGAACTGCACCACCAACCCCGCCAGCAACTCCACAATATCAACGAGCGTGCTAAACGACATCGCGGTAACGCTCCAATATCAGTCTCACGTCATCCGGCAGCGCCGACGGCAGCAGTACTAATCCGCCGTCGGCGACCGTCGGGCGGTCGGGATCGTTCGCCGTCCCGCGCTGGCGGTACAGCCACGCCGCCAGACGTATCGTTGCGTGCACAATATCGGCGGGCGGGGTGATGCTGTATCCCCACCGCGCGGTAATTTCCGCCGTCTGCGTTCTGCCGCACCAGCGTTTATCGCGTCGCACCAATATAGAGTGCGGCGCGTCAACCGGATACGTGTCAATTTCCGCCAGCGGGATCGTCACATCATCCCCGTCCTTCGCGCCGGTGAGGGCGGCGATGTACACGCCGGAGGGCAGCAGCAGATAATCCCAACGCATCACGCCGTCCCACATCATATGCTCGCGTCCGAATCGGCGCGCGGTTGAAACGAGCGGCACTTCAAACACTTTGCGCGTCATCTGCTCGATCATTGCAGTTGCGCGCACGAGCAAATCCGTCAGCAGCGCGTCGTCTGCGTTTGATGTGATGCTGAGATAATCCTTCAACTGCACCAGCGTCGCGTACATCGCTTACCTCACAGCACGCGCGTCCAGTTTGACGGGAGCGACGCGGGAATATCGCGCCCGGGGAACGCCGAAATCTCAATCGCGATCTGCGCCGTCCCCGTTCCGTCGATGCGAACGAACAGGTGCGACGCGTGCGTCATTGCCGCATACGCTTCTGCGCCCGATACGAAAATCTCGTAAGACGAGTTCGACGCCAGCGACGTAATCGCCTTATCCGTAATCTCGACCGCGCCCGAAGTGGAGTTCGTGGTATTCACAAACACCCGCAGCGCCGGTGTTCCCGTCAGCGTTCCGGTGTGCGCCACAATCCGCACTGCCTGCGTATTCGCAATACTGATCACCGCCGTATCCGCAGGTGCCGTCACATTCGCGTTGAAGAACCGCAAGAGCGGCTGGATGGTCTCCTGAACAAGCATCGTATGCTCCTCCTCTCGTGCGCCGTCACAACACCTGCATCTTCTTTTCTTTCTATACAGTGTTGTGACAGCGCCCGTTGTCTATTCAACCGTTGATCCGTATCCCGTCGCCGCCACAACACATCATCTTCTTTTATTTATATGATGTGTTGTGACAGCGCCCGACTGTTGTGACGCCCGCGCCCGACGCGGGTTGGTCATCAGCAGTGTCACAACACATCATCTTCTTTTATTTCTATGCAGTGTTGTGACAGCCCGCCTCACCCAAACGTAGTACTCCCCGCCGCCGGTGTCATCAGCAGTAGCAGCGTCACAACACAGCATCTTCTTTTAATTAAGAGATGTGTTGTGACACTGCGCTTGTATTACGATCCAGCCGCGATCTCGACGAACGGGCTTACAGTGTTGTTCCCCGCGCCGTCTGCCAGAATAAGCGGCGCGTTGATGAGCGGCGCGCCGTCGATCCGCACACCGAACAACCACACCGACTGCCGCTTGAGGAAGCGCACGTGTTCGCTGAAGGCGACGCTGAACGCTGCGCGTTCCACCATTGCGTAGTACGAGAGATCGGCAAGAATGAGCGATCCGGCGCTGGTGACGGTCGGCAGGTGCTCGCTGTACGCGATTGGGATACCGGCAAGCGTATCGCCGTACACCAACGACTGCCCGTTGACGGTATAGAGCAGCGTTTCGCTCAAGCGCGTCGCCATCAAGCGAGAACGCCAGAACGGGTGTGCGATCCAGACGGCGGTAGCGCTGCCGGGCAGCAGCCGCTGGATCATCGCCAGAATAGTGTTTGTGTCGTTCTCGACTTGCGTACCGCCCGTTGCCCGCGTCACGCTGATCGACGCCGGATGCCCGACGATCCCGCGCGGTTGCCCGACGCCGGTTCCGCGCAGCATCACCCGCGCCTTCAGCACTGCGTATGCGCGACCAAACAGATTGACGAGCGTATCTTCCAGCGCCTGCGGCGCGTCGGTGATGAGTTCCGTCGCTGCTGCGACATACGCATCCGCCGAGTGCGGGCGGAAGATGCGCTGCTCGAAGCGCGGCTCGCTCTCTTGAACATCAGCGCTCTGCTCGCGCCAGATGAGCCGCACCCCTCCGACAAGCGCGCTGCTTTCAACGTTCGGCGCCTGGTCTTGTTCCAGAACCGGCAGCGCCAACTCTGCCGCGTTGGTGCGCAGCATCAGCGGACCGCGCCCGGCGGCGACCAACTGGTCGAACAGCATCGGCGCGCCGACCGCGCGGATACGCTCCTCAAACTGCGTCGGCACCAGAAACCCGCCGCCCGCGCCGGTCGTCTCGTCCAGCGCTTTCGTACTCTTGTACACCGCGCGCAGACGCTGAACGTCGCCGGTTGCAACGCACTTCAGAAAGTCGCCGAACGAACCCTCGCTTTCGGTGACGGGTCCGGTCGCTACCCCGACGTTATGCGCCTTCACCGCCGCCGCCACCTCGTCACGCAGCCGCGCGGCGATCTCGGCAGCGAGTTCCGACTGGTTCATTACGATTTCCGTCATCTCTCCCGTCTCCTCCTTCACTTGATGACTAACCGATAAACGTTTCGTAGCATTGTGCGCGGCTCTGCGGGCGTCGGCGTGATGCTCGCGTCCAGCCCCAGCAGCCAGCGTTTGATGTGCACTGCTTTCCCCGCCGGTTCGCGCATCACTAAGTGTGCCGCCGTCCCGCTCGACCAGCCCATCTCCGGCGCGATCTGGGCGAGGTAGCGATACTTTGCATCAAGCAGCCCGCGAATGATCACCCCCTCATCGGTCATCTCCAGCGCGCCGTAGCCGATTGGCTCCTCGATCAGAATAACCCCGCTCGTCGTTTTCAACGGCTGCGCGTGGTTGAGCCAGATCGGAGTTTCGCGCAGCCGCCCGAAGTCGGTTTCTTTTGTGAAAAACTCGTTTTCGAGGTCAACGGCGTCTGGATTACCGAATACCACCAGCAACCCCTCAACATCGCCCGTCTCGACCGCCTTCAACGCCGCGCCGGGCGCGGTCTGCCACTCCATCTCTCACCTCCCCCTCTCCTTCAGCACCGCAAGCGCTTCCTTCAGCGCTGCTTCTGTCGCGTCCTTCAGCGACGCCCAGCGCCCGCGATGGACGCGCGCTTGCGGCATTCCGTACACAAACCGCGCGTAGGATGCGGTGTTCTCGACGATCCGCGACGTTTTCGACAGTTTCTTGATCCGCAACTTCTGCCGCAGATTCCCCGTCCGCCGGTAGCGCGATCCGGCGGGCGGGGGCGGGTAGACCTGCATCACACTATGAGCCGCTGCCGCGCCCGCGTCAAGCGCCGCCTCAATCTGCGCCGAACGCGGCAGCAGTTTGCGCAATGCGTTGTCGAGATCGACAGAGACGCTAACCCGCATTTACCCGCTCCAGCCTTACGCCGCACCGACAGCGCGGGTGTGCGGGCGGACCGGAACGCCCGCCCCACTCGTCCTCGCGCTTGCCGTGGAGCGCGCCGCAGATCGGACACACCCGCTCGTCGTTGGCGGTTTCCCAGATCATCACGTACTCCAGATTATGCTCTGCGCGCATCCCTTCACGATACGCCCGCACGCCCGCGGTCGCCGCCTCGGTCGCGGCGGTGATGGCGACGGTCTCGGCACGCTTCGCGCCAACGACCGGTTCGATCATCTGAATGAGTTCGGCGCGGTCGGCGTTCGGCATCCGCCGCCACGCCGCGACCGCGCGGGCGATGTAGTCGCGGGTGTACGGATAGAGCAACTCCTCAACTTGCCGCCGTGTCGCTTCTTCCGCCCAATCCGCCAACAGCGCATCGACGTTGACCGCAACGCCGACCTCGGCGCGCATTTCGTCTGCGAACAGACGCGCAATCGTCTCGATGTTGCGGCGCATCGCGGGATAGAGCGTCTCGTTGAACATCTGCGCCGTAATCTCATCTGCGCCGTCGAGCATTACCTGACGTAGTTGCAGAAACGCGCGCTTGAGATCGCGGTAGAGTTGGCGCTCGTGCGGTCGCAATTCCGATTCTGCGTCGTCTTTCTTCAGCGCTTTCGCTGCGTCTTCCTCCGGTACCGCGCCGTTGACACCCGCCAGCCGCAGCGCTGTTCTCACATCGAGACCGGCAGCCACCGCCTCGCGCGCAATCGCCAGCCGGTTGCGCAGACGAAGCAGTTCTTGGTCTGCCGCGTCCTCAACGAACTGCGGGAGGTCAAGCCGCGCGCGGGCTTCGTTCAACGTCAGAACGGGCTGCCCGGTGAGTCTCTGGATCGCTTCCGCTTTTTCCAGTTCCGAGTTCTGCACCGCGTCAATGCGCGCCTCGTTGCAGCGTAAAATCTGATTGTACGCGGCAAAATGCGGTTGCAGCATCGCCGCAATTTCGCGTGCTCTGGTCAGTATTGTGAGAAGAACAAACGTTTGGTAGTCGCGCAGCGCGGTTGCGTAGTTGCTGGCGTTGCTGAACACGAGCGACATCGGAACCTGGAACGCAGTCAACATCAATTCCGCCGCGCGCTGGAGCAGTTCCGGCTGAATAACGTCGGAAAGTTTGTCGCCCAGCGTCACCGTCTTTATCTCGCTCGACAGCGCCAAATGCCGAAATGCGTTGCGGATGCCGCCGACCAACTGCCGCAACCACTGCTCGAACCGCGAGCGCTCGGCGTCGGTGGGGCGCTGGGCGAACATCCACACCGTCGGGCGCACCGCGCCGCGCTCGAAGTATGCCGTCTGGTAGCGCTCGGCAGCCAGCAGCGCGCGGGCTTGGGTCAGCGCCGTCGTCACCAACCCGACGCCGGGTTCAACCTCGCTTCTTACGGACGGCTCCCAGAGATACAGCAGTTCCGTCTCCGGCTCTAACCGGATTTCGGTGTTGTTCACGCGGCGGGTGAACTCGACCAGCCCGCGCTTCGCGTCGGTGATCGGGGTGATGGTGCGGGGGTGCAGACGACGGAGACCGAGCGGCGCGGCGGGGTCGCGCAGGAGATACGCTGCGCCGTACAGACACAGATCGATCTCAATTCCACGAATGAGCGCCGCCAACCTCTCTGCGTCAAACGCCACCAGCGACCCGCGCCTGGTGGTGATCTCCCACGGCAGCGACGCCAGCGCGTTGGCGCGCAACGTCACCGCCGTCCGCACCACCGCGACGCGCTCATACGCCGTCTCGACATCAACCGTGTCGCCGTCACCGGTGAACACGCCCGTCCACGCGGACGGAAGAAAATCCTCAAGATTGAGCGCTTTGATGTCGTAGCGCTCGCTTTGCGACAGCACCAGTTGTGCAACCGACTTAGACATCAAACAACACCTCGGCGCCGCGCGCCGCGCCCCACACCGCCAGCGCCAGCGCGATCACACCGTCGTCGTGACACCCCTCCGGCGCGCTGTAG